TCGTTGATATTGTTCATTCCAGAGTTTTCTGTTGACACGAAATGCTCTCCGTTGTGTTGAGGTTAACTCTCCGATAGTGTTTGCTGTGTCGTCCTCCATGATTTTTATGAGATTCGTCCGAAAAAAAAACGGGTCAATGTCCAGCCAATGCAGGTAAGAGTCTAGCGATTCTGTCCACAGGAAGTCGTGAGCCGTTGTAGCATCCCACATCATCCTGAGATTTTTACCATCCGTCAGAGGTGGCTTGACTGAATCCCTGACAGCCAGAGCAATGACAGCAGCGATCAACGCCTGCTCTGGGATCTTATGGGTTGAAATGTCATCCAGTGTTGCGTCAATGGTCATGTGTTCTTCTCCTTTAACTTTGCTTCGATGGAACACGCAAAATTTCCCCAGTGCGTATTTGCCAAGTGTAGTTCTTGTATTTCGTAAGGAGTTAAGCCAACCCACTCTCGATTGCCGAGCTTGCAGATGCCGCACATACACTCCACAGTTTTCTCTGCCTGCTCAGCCCGTTCAAGTGCAATTCGAGCAATATGTTCAACCGTTAGACTGTACTCTGTTGCATCATTCCCAATCGGTCTGAAATTTTTTATATTTTCCAGCGCATGTTTTAACGCTTGAATACTCATGTGTTCTTCCTCCGAACTACAGATTCAACAAACCTAGCAAACATCTTGAGATCGACATTGTGCCGATCCCACGAATGCGTTAGTCCACGCAAATCAAAATCTGTAAGTTCAAACCACGTTTTTTCTGCCTTCTGCTGCCGCATTAGCTCAACGGTTTCCACAAGCTCATCCCGCTGCCTAATGACGCACTCTGGCCTCTGGCAGGTGTAGTTGCAAGAATGTATGTTCATCGCTCCAATCTCCCGTCTTGGTTAGCCTCGCCATCCACCTGAACGGTATCGGCTGGCATTTCGTATGTTGCCCACTCGTGACCGCATTCGCACAATCGTCTGCGCCACTTCCAACCGTATCTAGTGTCTTTCCTCGTCTCCAAGGTTTTTGACTTCCAACTCCCGCATTCCGAACACAGACTCATACTGTTCCTCCAGTTTTTTTATGTGGTAGTCATCGCAAAATCCACACAAGTAGATCAGGCCGATGATGACTCCAGACTCTTCCTCTCCGCGATCACAAGCAACTGCTTCTTTGCTTCCGGTTGACAATTGACACCTCCGTTTGCAATGTGCTCGGCAAGTATGTCTGCCAGTCTGCTCTCTGTCCTGGCACCTCTAGCAATCTCCAAGACTGCTTGCGCTGATTTTGGAAACTTTGCCCAGTGCAAGAAATCAAACCCAGGAGTCCTGATCTGCTCTACCGCACCCTGAATGATTGCCTTTCCTTCCGGTGTGATCTCCTTCGGAGGCGGCAACGCTGCAACTTGGTGTTCCGCAACACGGAACTGCTTGCACAACTGAATCCACTGGGCAAGGCTTGGGGGCCAATCAGGAGGATCTGTTTGCAGATGGTTCAGAACCTTCTGAATCGTATCAACAGGTGTAGACCTAAGCTGTGCTTCCCATGCTGCTTTTGCCTGATCTATCTCCTCTGGAGTTTTGCCAAAGTTGGACAGCACTTTCTGCTTGCCCCACAGAAGCCCAAAGCGGTCGATTAGACGTTCGCAATAGCTCTGCATTTGGCTTCTTCCATGTCAATCACGTTCTTGCCTGTAAGGTGGCTCCAGAGGTCTTGTTTGACCTGTTTCTTCTCCACCCAATCAGCCTTGAATCCTCGCCATCCCATTAGCACCATATGGTCTAGTGCCTGCTCCAAAGTCCACCCTACAATCTGTGCTTCCTCCCTGATTGAGTTGATAACGCGCTGCGTTACTATCGCCCGTTTTGCTTTTCTGTGTGCCAGGAAGTCGTCCCAGCAATCTTGAGGTACATCGACAGGTTTCATGCGTTCTCCTTTAGCGTTTGCGAACTCTAAACCTGTTTTTGTGTCTTGTGTGGAAATATTTTTTAATAGGTTTGTCTGTTTCTATAGTTTTCTTTTATCCCTGATCTCTTGAGACATAACTTCCCCAGGGTGGAGCACAGGACTGGCTTCCACCTCTCCCGCCTCTACCATCCTGTGATAGGGCCAGAGTACCCGGAGGCTGCGATTGTTTCGATGCTGGAGTGGTCTACCACCGCTGTCTCCAACATCTACACCAGTCCCTCGCAGACAGGCTGGTCGGCTCGCAATCAGGGTGAGGATTGGCCGGTGTTTACCGCTGGCACCCATGCAGGTGCACTACTTCGTGAGCGGAACGGCTGGCGTAGAAATGAAAAAAGCCGCTTAGTGCTACCCCCGGTCGAAACCCCATCTTTTGGGACAGGGCGGAGATAGCATTAAGCGGCCTTACTCTGTCGGTTTCGACGCCAACAAAAGCATTCTATAGGTTTACAAAATTAAGCGCAACTCAAGCTGTTGTCTGGAAAAAACGCATCCATAGTGATCGGTGCAACAGTACGCAACTGCGCCAAGACCTCACCTGCCAGTTCCCGGTGTTCCTTCTGTGTGGTTGGATCTAGCCTCTGCTGCAGATAGTGAATCCAAGAGCGCATAGTCCCATTCATATATAAACGAGACGTTGTCAGACCCTCTGGAAGGATCGCTCTGGCCTGTTCCTTTGCAATACCCCTGGACAATGCCTCGGAGTACGCCTGATCGCACTGGCGAGCAATCCCAGCCTGTATAGCAGACCACCAGCGCTCCAGCTCCTGATCAGCAGTTGGAAGACTGTTTTGGCGGTTTTTAACATCCTGCAATCGTGCTTCTCTAGTGACACTTCCGCTCTGCAGGTAGTGGACACTGGCATATCGCTGGCTGAATTCCTGGAACGAAAACGATCTGTGCCGAAGAATTTGCCTGCCGATGTCACGAGTGGTATCGATCTGCATGCAGACGTTAGCCATTTCAAACGGCGATACATGACCGTGTTGCATCAGATAACGCAAAAGGCCAGTCTTGCCAGAAGCTTGATCCTTGGGATTGCTCACCCGAGCGATGTATAGGATCTGCTGGTCAATCTCTGGTGTAGCCCATTGGATACGTGCTCTCATTTAGTCACCACCAGTCCGTCCTCGAACAGCACTAGCATAGTCTTGCGCCATGCAGCTTCCCAAAGACTTTTACGTTCTTCGTAAGACAATTTGGAACCCTGGTCGATGTTGGCATGACAATGTACACACAATGCCGCTGAGTAAACATCGTGCGCTTTCATCCCCATGCCTTTTCCGTACTCCGTCCAGTTAGCATGAGCTGCTTGTGTCTCGCCTTCCTTCCCGCACAGTTGACACGGTAGGCTAGCGACCGCCCGAAGCAGTGCCTTGTTTCTGTACATTGTGCCACCTCATGATTTCGCGTTGGAGTTCCTCTTTCCCTGAGATCCCGCGTGATTTTTCTACCCGCTCTAAATACTCACGCCGCTTTTCTTTGCTTCTTTTGGACAGGACGTACTGCGCTTCGCAATACAATGCAAACGCATTACTTTGCAGTCCGACTATGGTTCCGTCTGGTAGATACTTGGCAATCGCTGAATCGTGTCTCTTTCCGCACGCATAGCACGCAAGTCGTCCGTCCAGGTCAAGCCCTTCTCCGTCGCCCATGCAATCACCCTTTCCACGTAGTCCGAGAAGGCAGCAGTTGTCATCCCTGTCGTAGTCGGCTCCTGCTCAACAACCTTGCCATTGGGTAGCTCAATCACCCTGCCATTCAAGAACAGGGTTTTGAAGTAGCAATGCCAAGTCTCGGCGGAGTATTCCGACCCAGGCTTGATCTGATTTGCGATCTCATGCAGGACAGCCCAATAAAGCGAGTTTTGAGCCGTTGTTCTGTTGGGTTTGGAGATGGACACCACCCACCCGGGTTTAGCGTCTCTAACAGCCTCTAAAGCCTGTTTCCTGGCATTGTCGTTAATCAGCGGAATAATCATTTAGCAATCTCCATGCTTCTGCTGCACAGAGAGGGACTTGTCCGTTGCCAATGGCTTTAAGTCTGTCCACCCTAGCGGCCACCCCATCAGCCACTCGACCCACGTTGGGTTCAACTTGCCACCATTCCCGGCTCCCATCAGCCTGGCTTCCTCGGTGCTTGTGTTCTTGTTTAACAGTTCCCATGAACCAGTGCCGCCACACATCCCAGCCGTTCTCGGTGTGGGACAGTTCTTCACTGCTGTTGCCAGTCCATCCCCGCTGTTTTTGCTGGCTCCTTTGCGGTTGTAATTCACGCATACTGTCGGTGTGGGCCAGTGAACCTGTGTCCCCAGATTGGGAGACTTCCGATTGCCCTGAGTTGTCCCGCTGTCCTTCCAATCCCGAGCGTTTGGACTTGCCCACAATCCAGATTCTGTCCCTCTGGTGATTGGCTCCAACGTCTGCTGCTCCCATAACAGTCCATTGCGTGTCATACCCCAGCGCGGTAAGGTCTGCAATGACTCTGGTTCCTCCCCGAGTAGTAAGCATTGGGGAGTTTTCCACGAACACGAATCGAGGTCGAACTTCGCCAACCACGCGCGCCATGTGCGTCCACATTCCTGATCGCTCACCGTCAAGTCCGGCGCCTTTTCCTGCGGCGCTGATGTCTTGGCATGGAAACCCGCCAGATACAACATCAACAATTCCTCGCCACGGCTTTCCGTCAAAGGTTTGTATGTCATCCCAAACCGGGAAAGGCGTGAGAAAACCGTCATTTTGTCGGGCGCACAGTACGCTTGCTGGATATGGTTCCCACTCGACGGCGCAGACTGTTCGCCATCCAAGCAGGTGTCCTCCAAGTATTCCTCCACCAGCGCCTGCGAAAAGAGCCAACTCATTCACAATTCCTCCTCTTTGAGTTTCCAGCGGTTGCCCTCCTTGTACCAGCCATGAAGGACAACCCTCCAGCCAGACTTCAACATTTCTGGATACGCTTCCGCATCCTCGATCTTGTGTTTCCTGGCTGACAGGTTGGACTTGCTGGTGACCTGCACAGCAACCGTTTCATTGTTCCCAATTGCCAGTAGATCGATACAGCCAAACAGGTCGTGCTTGCGCTTGGTGAAAGCGTTGTAGTGCTCTACCGTCGCAACCAGATACCCAAGATCACTCAGGTGCGCTTTGCTTTTTGCCGTCAGACTGACCATTGAACACTCCAGGACACAGATCAGATGCCTTCACTCGACCGTCTGTCAGACGCTCAATCTCCAGTGCTCGCTTGAGAGGGATTCCAAAGTCACGCCACTTGTAGATCGCCTGCCGACTCAACTCTAAATGAGCCGCTAGTCTGCTAGTCCCACCGAGATACGCTGCTGCCACCTTCAATGCTGTTTGACTGTCGATGTACGCTGCTGCTAACTTCTCTGCTGTTTGACTGTCCATGTTGACACCTCCTGCCCGGATGGTACACTGACGGTTGATACGTTGCAAACAGAGCCTATAGTTTTTCGCTAATACAACAACAAAACCTATAAAAAAATATTTCTACACACAACACAAAAACGTAGGCATAATGACAACCATTGCAACACAACACGGGGAAGCAAATGCTGATTCAGACCTTAGAACAGATGTACGAGATGCTTGAGAAGATGGCAAGGTACGACATAGAACATTGCCATCTAAGTAGAGATTACTTAAAAGAAGCTGGCATCGATTACTTCAAAGATATCCTTACCATCCAGTCCAACATTCAATTTTTCTTGAGGAGCGACAAATGAGAGAGAACGACGAGAACCGCTGGGAAGCTGAGGTGCAACGCTACAAAGAAGAGCAGGAGATGAAAGAGAAGATCATTGAGGGAACGCTGTTCAGCATTGCCGCAACGATGTTCTTCGTCATCCTGGTCGCAGCGATGGCACTATGATCTGTGACCCCAGCTTTGTCTGGGTACCAAGCGCCGCCACAGACGTAACGCAAACATGGCGCAAATTCGGGTGGAAACCTATTTCGGAGAGAACAGATAATGAAGCACATCGCATCCGCGCTCGTCAAAGCGCAGCAAGCATTCGGGCCAGCATTGAAATCGAGCAGCAATCCGCACTTTCGCAGCAAGTACGCTGATCTATCCGCAGTTGTCGAGGCTGTGATCGATGGACTAAACAAGAACGGTATCGCCATGCTGCAACTGACCCATGAGTGCGATAACGGCGTGATCGTTGAAACAATGTTCGTACATGAGTCAGGCGAGACACTCAGCGGAGGCAAGCTGCACGTTCCAGCTACCAAACAAGACGCACAAGGCTACGGATCAGCCTTGACCTACGCTCGCCGCTACAGCCTGATGGCAGCTACGGGCATCGCTCCAGAGGATGACGACGGTAACGCTGCAAGCAAGAAGCCCATGAAACCGCTGGATGCCGCAGGAGCCTGTAAAACGCTCTCAGAGGCTGGATCGATGGAAGACCTGAAAGTTATCTATGCCAAGGCGTTCAAGTCGTTCCAGGGCGATGCTGAGGCGCTGAAGGCTATCGACGCAGCCAAAGACAAGCGAAAAGGTGAGTTGCTGGAGATTGCGTGATGGAACAGCGAACCGATGAGTGGTTCAAAGAAAGACTTGGACATGTGACCGCGTCAAAAATCAAAGATGTTCTTGCCAAAAAAGGAACTGCAACAAGAGGCAATTATTTGATGCAGCTTGTTTCTGAGCGGCTTACTGGACAAAGAGAGGAAACTTTTGTTTCTGCTGCAATGAAAAGGGGGATTGAAGTTGAAGACAAGGCAAGAATGGCTTATGAATCAATATATGGATTTGTTGAAAAAACAGGATTTCATAAGCACAAAAAAATTAAGTGGTTTGGAGCGTCTCCAGACGGTTTAATTGGAGAAGACGGTGTACTTGAGATTAAGTGCCCAAATACTGCAACTCATTTGGAATACATAAGGACAGACAAAATACCTATGCAATATATGCTGCAAATGACCGCGCAAATATCATGCACAGGTAGAAAGTGGGCACATTTTGTTAGTTTTGATGACAGGCTTCCAGAGGGTTTACAGCTTTTTGTAAAGGAGTACGAGCCATCTTGGACTGATGTTAATTTTGTCAACAGAAGAGTTATCGAATTTGTAAAAGACGTTGAAAAGGAGCTTGAAGAATGCCAGTCTTATATGAAGTCACCGCAGCAGGTGAAAAATACACCACCAAAGACGGAACAGAAAAAACCAAATGGATCAGAATCGGATCTGTCATCCAAACCAAGTCAGGAAAAATGAGCCTAAAGCTGGAGACGATTCCGCTTGGATGGGACGGCTGGGCTAGCCTGATGGAGCCACGACAGGATGAGCCGAAAAAGGCTCGCAACCCTGGTGAAGACGATGACCTCCCATTCTGATCCGGTCAATCCATCCCACTACAAACAAGGCTCTGTCGAGTGTATAGACGCCTTGGCTGCTGCCACGCATGACTTACAGGGATTAGACGCTGTTTGCACCGCAAACGCTATCAAGTACCTGTGGCGCTGGAAGCAGAAGAACGGAGTGGAGGATCTAAAAAAGGCTCAGTGGTACATCGACAGGCTTATCACGGATAACGTTAAACCGTGATGATTTCACCCTTGTACTCGACCTCACCCTCGGATCGTACTTGTGCGATCTGGGGGTACAACATCTTCCCGTCCTTAAACGACAGACTGACAAACCCAGAGCGCCAGTCCACCGGTGAATCCTCCATATAGGCAAACTGTGGCCCATACGGGTCTGCAAGCGTTCCAGTGTCAACCCCGTATCTGACACCGTTGTAGTCTGAAAACGGAGTCACCTTTAACTGGTGCAGGTGTCCGGTCACGGTTGACCGACCAGCATTCAGCGTATTGTTTCGGGTTGCGTGTATACCACCACGAATCCTATGCTTGATTACAACGTCTTGGTTGACAAACACAGACCAGCATGGAGTCCACAGAGGGAAATGATCTTTGAGGTGGAATCCGTCTACGCCTTCAAATTCAGAGACTTTGTTGGACAGAGCAGTCTCAAACCGTGCGTCGTGATTGCCCAAAGGCCACAGCAGCTTTGCGCCCTTGGCAATCTTTTCTATATCTTCAAGACGCTCCTTGACTGCTTTCAGTTCTTCCATGACAGTCGGGGCTTTGCCCCACATCTGCCTTCCAAATCTACTGATCTGGGCACCATCAAACGCATCGCCATTGCAGACGATGAACGATGGTTTCTCAATCTTGATGACCTTCAGCAACGCTTTGAACGCAGTAGAGACGTATCCAGGCCAAAAGTGCGCGTCAGAAAAAACAAGGATTTTGCTGTTCTGACACTCAATCTCGACCCTTCCACTGACCCCCATCTTTGCAACTGCAAGATCCAGGTTTTCTGAGTGGTGCGGTAGACCCTCAACACCCTTTCGCCTCAACCTACCCTGTACTGATCTGACCGTTACGCCGAGTCTTTTAGCCATTGCTGTAGGTCTGGGATCTATAGCATAAGCTGCCCAGAATTGATCGTCTTCAACTAGCTTCATTTGAAAATAACCACCTTCGTATTTTGGGATTGTCCGCGAGGACAGCGAAGACTCCTCTCTCAACTTCCATGACCTGTTCCTCCGTCAGTGACGGGCAGGCCGCATGGACCATCTCATGAAACAAAGAGTCTTGGAGCTTTCCTTTGCTCCCGCTCTCTAGCATTATTTTTCTGGTTTCATGGTCACACAGACCGATGCACTCTTCTGTGTGATCGATCTTATCTAGGACAGTAATTGACCAGTTTCTACCGTTTATTCGAGCAGTTTTGAATGGAATCACTTTGTCATTTCGACCGCGTTGCGAGACACCTCAGCAACCCTACGCGCCCAGCCTCGTCCAAACGTCTCAAAGTGTCTCAGTTGTTGCAAAAATACTAGCCTTGCATCACACACATCCTGAACCAATTTAGCCGCATCACGCTCCTTTACCAGCGCAATAGTCTTGGGACCAATGGAACCGTCTTTCGTCGCTCCAACGCATTCCTGGAGCGTTCTAGCAGCCCTGGCTGGCCCACTGTTTACGGCGTAATCAAAAACAGCATAATCAACACCAGGAGGTAGTTCATCACCTTTTATAACATCCCAATATTTCGTTTTGTAGAAACCCTTGACACCCTCCGGTGTAAGTGC